CTGATGTTGTATCAATAAAATATCTATCATTAGCAGCTACTGTTAAAGCAGTTGAACCATCAGCAGTATGTGTCTGCCAAGGATTACCACCACCTAAACCTGTCCATTGAGAACCGTTATAACCTTCCCAAGTTACTAATGATGAGTTATATCTAATTGCACCAGTGTATAAGTTATCACCTGTAGGTCTTTCTGCTGTTGTTCCTGTTGGAGGAACCCAAGCACCTGTGCCTGCTTTATCTCTTGTTAAATATCCTCTAACAGCACGTTCAGTTGAAACAGCAGTATTACTATCTCCTGCTAAAGTTTCGTCTGTACTAAATTCATTAATTGTAGCACCTAATTCTGCACCGATAGAACCAAGTTGTAATTCACTTAATCCTGAAAGATCAAAAGCGTCAGCATTTAATGTTGCAATACCAGTTGCCTGTTGAATACGGAATAAATCACCAACTCTAAAATCTCCTTCTTGGTCTGTAGAAACAAAATATACACGACCACCATTTGTTTCAGAAACTTCGTCTGCCTGATCAGCAGGTTGTGTAGGTACTCCTGGATAGTTTGTATCTGCAAAACCACCAGTACCAATGTTTAAGAAGTCGTGTCCTGTTAAACGAACATTTGAGAAATTTCTTGTTATATTTGCTACTTCACTATTTTCAATAGCGCCACCAACATTTGTAACATATTCAGTTAATCTTATAGTTGCAGTTTCATTTGTTGTATTTTCTTCAGTAACAGCACTTACACGGAAAAACGTAGAGTTACCAGCAAATTTAACATTTGAACCTACTGTAATTAATCCAGTAGATGATAAAGCGGTTGTTCCTGATTTAACTGAAATAAGTGGACCAATTTGACCTTGTTCAGCATTTCCACCATCACCAAATGAACCATCTAAATCTACTTGGAATGTAGATGAATCTTCTTTTGTAATTGTAACCGTTTCACCTTGAACAAAGTTTCCTGATCTATTTGTAATATGTAAATAGTCAAGTGTTACGTTATATCTTACAATTGTAGCAGTTGCACTTGCACCAGCAATTGTAGCAGTACCAGAACCGTTTGTTACAATTGAATTAGCAATATCACTTTCTGTAGCCGCACCAGCAAAAGTAATTGAATTGTATTTCAACATTTCACCATTACCTTGTACATTAACAGCTGTTTCAGCAGCTAATGTTCCATCAGCAACAGCACCTTCTTCTCCATAACAAGAAGAACCGTTTAATCCTCGTATAAATCCACCAGCAGTTGCCCAATATGATTTTTTACAGTAATATGTGAAACACGATACCATTTCAGCACGTCCGTTACCGTGTGCCCAAATTCCTATACCGTCTGAATTGATTTGAGTAAAGTGTGTAGCAAGAATAGACTTGTTACTATTTCCGTCTATTTGAATTAATCCATCTATTTTAATACCAACAGCAGCTCCGTTTACAGATGTCATATCTTGTAAATAAGGAGATTGTGTTGTAATCGACCCTTGTGGATCTAATGAACAAACAACAGCACCACCGTGATCTGTATTTGCATTTAAGTGAGTTGAGGTACCAGTCATACCTCTTAAAGTCATTAATCGTAAGTTTGTGGCATTGTTCATTAACCACATATAAGAAGCATTATTATCTTCTAAAGAAGCAACTGTAATTGTTAAAGTACCTGTACCTCCAGCACCTAATTGTGCAGCTGTATAAGTCGCAGTATCACTTACAGCATAATTATATCCACCGTGATAAACAGCAACAGCAGAAACAGCACCACTTGCAATTGTAATATTAACTACAAGTCCATTACCAGAACCAGTAGCAGTTGTAGGATGTTTGTAAGTATAAGTTCCATCAGTTGCACCAGAAATTGTAGATGAAGTTGTGATTGTTGCAATTGTAGATGAACTTCCTGAATTAGGTCTTACTTCAACAGCTCTTAATGCCTCACCTCTTACGGTTACTCCTGTAGGAACAACTAATGGTAAATTTTCTCTATATGTTCCGCCTTTAACCCAAATAACATCACCAAATCCTGTGTTGTTTACTGTTAAAACTAAATTTGTAGCACCACCTAATTTTGTTGTACCATCTATTGTAACAGTTTCTCCATTTACAAATCCACTACCACCATTTACTATTTGAACGTCCGCAATTGTTGGTGTACTTGATCCATCTATTGTAACTCTAAAAGTTGCACCTGTTCCTGCAGCTGAATAAGTTGCGTCTGATACATCATATACTCCAGCAGCACCTCCTGTTCCTCCAGATATAGATGAAAAGTCTAAAATATCACCGCTTGTTGCACTTGAAAGAGCACTTTTAATTGTCTTTTTAGGTAAAGTTTTTGTACCAGGATTAGAATCATTTCCAGAATTTGCAACGTAAATAACATTTCTACTTCCTTCATCATATCTCCACTCTGGTATTGTTCCATTTGATGTTAATATTGCGCCAGCAGGTCCTAAATCTAATCTAGTAGGACTTCCAGAAGCATTATTAATAATCATATCACCTGATTCAGACATTACGTTTGTTTCTGAACCAACTGCCATTGCCTCCCAAACAGTTGCGTCTGTTCCTGGAGTTACGCCTTGTTGTCTATCTTTTAATTGTACATAAGAAGTACCACTATATCTTACAACATCTCCTATATTATAGGTTGTTCCAGAATCATAAGCACTTCTAAATTTAAATCCTTCAATGTTTAATGTCCAATAAGAGGAGTTTGTAGCACCAGTAGCTTGAACAGCAGGATATTCATTTGTATTATTAGCAATTGCTACGTAATTATTACCACCGTATTGTATTGTATCACCAGTTTTATAAGCAGTTCCGTGTGAATATTCTCCAAGTGCTTTAAAACCTGTAGTAACAACATCCCAATATGAATTATCTGTAGGTGTTTGTCCCGAAGCAGGTGTTGAATTTATATAAACATATGTGTAACCACCATAAGTTACAACGTCACCATCTTGGTAAGTTGTACCTGCATTGTATGTATCTTCCCATTGTAATCCTTCAGTATAAACTTGCCAGTTTGAACCAATTGCAAAAGATGAACTTGAAGTGTGTTGTAAAATACAACGATATTGAAATGCACCATATTTTACTAAATCATTTAGTTTGTAGAAAGTAGATTGTGCCCAATCACCCTTAAAGAAAAGTCCTTCAGTATGTAATTGCCAATATGAACTACTTTGAAAATCTGTGTAAAATCCTGATGTACTTGATTGTGAAGTATGGTTAGCAATACACACATACGTATTACCACCGTATTTTGCTATATCGTCAACCAAATAAGCAGTTGAAACCGCCCAATCGCCTCGCCATTTAAATTTGATTCTACCTAGTTTGAAATCTGCCATATTAAACCTTGTTTATTGTACTATTTATACACTATAAGTGGTAGAAGCAACAGAATATGTTGTAGATTCTGCTGTTGTATAGTCATCACTTGCAAGTGTTGTTAAACCGTATCCTACGTTTTCCCTTTTAATTAAATAACCGTTTGAATCAACAAAATATGTTGCGTCTCCATCTTCAAAAATGTATTGTTGATACTTGTCGGTTGTATTGTTTTTATATTCTTTGTTTACAAGTCCTACTGCAATTGATGTACCATTTGCTGGTCTAATAACAAAAGTAAGTGTTGGACTTGAATATGTATAATCTCTATTTAAAACTTGTTCTACATTATTTACAAATACTTTAATTCTACTATCATTTAATACAGCTGGACTCATTGTAAATTCTGTTGTCGAACCATCGCCACTAAAATATTGTACAGACGAAAAACTAACATCTGCCTCTACGTTTGCACCACTTGTTGGAAGTTGTACATCACTTGGACTTCCATCAGATAAATCTATTGTAGCACCTGTGTCTTTATCTATTTTAGTATAGTATAATAATCCTTCAGTTGTTCTTCTTAAACCGTGGAATGTTTCTATACTTTGTTGTGATTCTGGTGTTACAAATCCTGATAAGTATGCCATTAACTAATCTCCAATATACTTGCATAAACTTCAACATCTGGTGCTGAAGAATCTGCATTTACTTCCGCAACGACTCTTAATATGTCGTTTGTTTCTAAATTAATTGGTTTGTCTAATACTAAAGTATTTTCTACTGGTATTCTTAATGACTTACCAATATGATAAAATGTTGATCCACCATCTGTAGTAACTTTAACATCTACGTTTGCCTCGTTTGAAGAACTTTTATTTGAAATATAAACAGCGTGTACAACGGCAGTTACTCCAGACGCTGTATAAAGATTAGCACTTGCGTCATCTGTAGTTACTACAGACATACCTGCGTTTTTAAATGCACTTGCCATTTATATAATTATCCTCCGAATACTATAGAATATGCCAAAGCGTCACCATCCATAGCAACTGTACCTGATTGATTTGGTAAAGTTATTGTTCTATCACCTGTAGGTTCTGCAACAGTTAAAGTTGTTTCAAAAGCATTTTCTAAAGCACCTTCAAATACAATATCACTACCATTTAAAGTAATATCATTTGTTGTAATGGCACCATTATCTGTTACATCTTGTAATGTAACTGATCCTGCACCACCAATTTCTACAACTGAACCACCTGATGTTTTTGTAAAAAATTTACCATCTGTTACGTTCATTGCCAATTCGCCAACTGCTAAAGAACCTGCACCTGGTATTTGACTTGGTGTTTCTGATCTTTTTGGTTTTATAACTGTTGCCACTAGAATGATCCTCCGTCAATCGTTGTAACGGTTACATCTCCAGAGGATACAGTAAAATTATCTGAATTAAATTTTGCAACACCAATATTTGCTGATGTAGCTAATTCACCTGCAATTTGAATAGTATTATTATCTACAATTGTATTAATACCTTCACCTGCTAAAAATTCTAAAGTATCTTCTAAATATACTTCTCCAGTTGAAGATGATTCATCTGAAAGTCTAATAAATGGATTTGCAAGTTTTGATCTTGTAATAGAACCTGCTAACATAGCATTTGTAATTCCTAATGATTTAACATTTAAAGCGTCGGCAGTAACTTCAATTGATGAATTGTCAACCTCTACGTTTAGTGTGTTACCATCTTTTGACATAGCGGCACCAGCTGTGATTTGCCCAGCACCAGAAAACTGTTCAAAGATAATATTACTTGTACCAATAGCAACTGTAGTTTCTGTTTGTACATAACCATTAGCACCGTTTAAAGTTCCTTCTTCTACGAATAAGAAATCTCCTGAAGCAACTTCAGCAATTGTATCAAAGTCTGTTGCTCTTGTAAATACAGTTGATGATGTTCTTATGTAAATACCGTTATGAGCCTGATTACTTTCGTTCTTAATTAAAACTCTTTCGCCGTCTGATAATGTATGTCCGTCTAATGTAGAAATACCTGCAGATA